ATCCTTCAGTTTGGCAAGGACATCAGGTGGAGCCGTTTTACTTTTTCTAGAACACGTTGCCCGGCAAATTCCCTGAATCCCTGCTCAGAATTAGTTACATTCAGGGCACACGGTTGGCCGCAGCCACACTTACACTTTGGAATTGTTTGTTCTGTTATGCCATGGAGAACTACATATGCTCGGTTTCTCAGAGGAATCTTTTTATAGTGTTGATCAAGAAAACTCGTTTCATTGATAAGTTTGGATCTTATGTCTTCTCTTAATGACAGTGAAATGAATTTATTTTTCTCCCAATTATCCGAAATAAGTTCTTTGAGATTCATAAGATGTAAGTGTACTGATGAAAAATTGTGTAATACTAAATAGTAGTATAGTTATTTAATTTAAAAATAAGTAATGAACTCAGAAGAACTAAGGGATTTAACCGAATCTTATTACCATGGTGTTTATAGTGAAGAGAATATTGATGAAGCAAAAGTAGATTCTGGTAAAACTATAGATCAGAAAATTTTTGACAGACAAAGACGACAAGGACATGATTATGGTTATCATGGTGATAGTGATACTAATAGGCAAGCTCTCCATAGATCAGACAGGGGTAGACGGCAATTTCCAAGAATTAGATATAATGAACCACTGCCTGGTTCATATTCTAGGGAAATGAAATATATGGCTACCTTAAGCCCTGAAGATAAAAAAGATCATGTGGAAAAAAGTAAGAGAGCTATAAGACGTGGATATGCGCTTGATGGTAAAGTAGGTGGTAGGAGAGGTCTACCAGAATCCCAAGACCTCTACGATGTCGTCCTAGATCATCTGCTCTCCGAGGGATATGCCGATGATGCCCGAAGTGCGGCTGTCATTATGACCCACATGAGCGACGAATGGCTTGGTGATATTATGAATGAAGCAATGGTAGAGGGTCCGCGCAAAGAAAAACTAGCACAAAAGCGGTTTGGTGGTAAATATACCACTGGCAGAGATAGGGCTAATGCATTTAATATTGCAGTTCGCGGCGATTCTACGACTACAGAACCTAGCCATTTTAGAAAACTAGGTGGTAGGGGAAACCAAGGAATTCGCACGAATGATCCCATGCAAGATAGAGGAGCTGGTAATAAGGCCCGTAGACGGATGGGCAAGGAACCGAATAGGGTGTATGGTCCGCTTCAACCTTGGCAGCGCAGATAATCAATAAGATAAACTATAACAACTGGTTCAACACAATAACCACAGAAGAGGGCACCATCAGCCCTCTTTTTTATTATCCTCCGTCTCCATAAACTTCCTCAATAATTCCTTTTTCTCCTCAATCTTCTCTCTACGTTCAGAAGAAAAATGTTTTGTTAGCTCGGAGAATAGTTGGACATAATCATATAAATGACTCATATGCGTCTAGGACCCAACAAGTGACCACATCCACCATAAGCAACCCCACCCCACCAACCACATCCAAATGTGCCACTTGTGTTACTGACCGCCCATAAATAGTTAAAAAATGGCTGATTGTAATATCCCAGGGCAAATAGAAAATAGAAATTTTCTATATCCAACTCAATTTAAGTTCGTTCTGACCAGAACACCCAAAGTTTCTTTTTTCAGCAATACTGCAAATATTCCCTCAATGACATTGCAGATTGCCAAACAACCAACATATCTAAAGGACATCTCACAACCAGGAAACAAGATTGATTTTCAAGATTTCAATCTTCGGTTTCTTGTCGATGAAGACTTTACAAATTATATGGAAATATACAACTGGATCAAGGGACTCGGGTACCCAGAAACATTAGAACAAATCTATAAGTTACAAGAACAGGACGATAGGATTTCAACCAGACTAAATTCTGCCATGAACATCTATTCTGATGGAACTCTTTTTGTTCTGGGCAGTAACCAAAGATCAAATTTCCAGGTTCGGTTTTATGATCTTTTTCCTTATGACTTGACAACACTGATTTTTGATGCTACAATAACCGATGCCAACCCATTCACTGCCGAAGTAAAGTTCAAATACACTTACTTTGAAGTGACTGATAATAAAGGAAACAAGCTCTATGAATATAAATGATATTCAGGCAATGTGGAGAGAAGATTCTAAAATTGATGTAGATAATCTTCATTTAGAATCAGTGAAGATACCAGAACTTCATTCAAAGTATTATGATATTCTCATAAAAATCAATTTACTAAAAACAAAGGCAGAAGAAGACAAGAAACAAATAGTGAAAAAGAAAAGAGAATTTCTCAGTGGAAAGGGAGAAGATCCAGAAGAACTCTCAAATGTCATTTACAATAAAAGAGAACTACCAGCCGTCATCGAGGCAGATAAAGAAGTATCCAAAATCACAATGAAGATTGAATATTACAAAACCATAATTGAGTATCTTCTGGATATTATCAAAATGATTCATGGGCGCACATATCATATTAAGAATGCCATTGAGCATCTAAAATTTACAGCTGGATTCTGATTTACATAAATAGAAATAAATGCATATAGAATAGATGAACTCAGACGAACTAAGGGATTTAACCGAATCTTATTACAATTGTGTTTATAGTGAGGAGAATATTGACGAAGCACTCACTGGATGGAGGAAACTCCGAGTTCATGATAAAATGCGCCATATGCATGATCAACAAAGCGGACTTACTCCTGGAACACCAGAACATAAAAAATTAGATAGAAAACTAGATCAACTTCAGAGTCTTGCTGGAAGATCAGAAGGTTCTGGTATAGGTTCAGAAGAGCATGGGTATCCTGACCTTAAAGGACCAACAAAACGAGGGGGTAGAGGATCGAAAGGTAAACCCAAAACTATAGCGCAAAATATCTCACTAGACAGACCCATAGAAAGGCGAAATCAAGATCAAATTTCTAAAAACAAAGCAATAGCTCGCAATGCAAGAAAAATTACTCAGAATGAATCCCAAGACCTTTACGATGTCGTTCTAGATCATCTGCTCTCCGAGGGATATGCCGACGATGCCCGAAGTGCGGCTGTCATTATGACCCACATGAGCGATGAATGGCTATCTAATATTCTCGGCGAATCTAAATCAGACGATCAATGTGACCAAGAACTAAAAGATATGGGAGTACCAGAAAGCTGGCGCAATGGAGTCAAAAGAACATCAAGGAGAGCCAGAAATCATCAACCGAAACCAACCGAAAGACAACAAAAACTCCAGGATAAACTCAGCAAATATAAAGGCTGATCATAATATACTAACCGAGGGCCACCGAGCCCTCTTTTTATTGCCAATAAATAATAAAAAGATTATGAATTTCCATGGCAGCAGATGTAGTAATAGAAAAGAAAAACGAAGTCTATATTAAACTTCATTGTGAACCACACATTCTTTATGAATTACAGCCGTATTTTACATTTACGTTAGAGTCTGCAAAGTTCATGCCCCAGTTTCGTAAAACTGGATGGAACGGAACAATCACTCTATTATCGGTCGCCACAGGCGAGATTTATGCCGGTCTTCTGGATCGTGTCATTGCCAAGCTAAAGGCCCACGGATACGCCTACGAGTTCAAACAAAACCGCTTCTATGGGTTACCCTTCGAGATCAACCCAGAGGCCTCTTCTGAGGGCACACAGGGCTATCTGGGAGCGATCCTGAAGAACTCTTCCCCGAAGGTGAATCCATATGACTACCAGATCAATGCAATCTACGAATGTCTGAGATTCAATCGCAAAACTGTCATATCACCAACTGCCTCTGGGAAGACACTAATCATCTATGCCCTGGCTCGGTACTATGCCTCAAAGAACATCAAAACGCTGATTATCTTCCCGACGACTTCTCTGATTCATCAGACAATTAAGAACTTCTGTGAATATGGCTGGGAAGCAGAGAAATATTGCCACATGATCTATTCGGGCCAGGAAAAGCAAACCGACATGCCGGTAATACTTTCTACCTGGCAATCACTGACAAAAATGAATAAGTCCTTCTTTGAGGATATTGACTGTGTGATTGGAGATGAGGTTCATCAATACAAGTCAAAGAGTCTGATTGATATTATGAAGAAATGCCATCATGCAAAATATCGTTTTGGCTTTACCGGGACACTTTCCAATGGTGGCAAGGACTCTCAGACGCACGAATTAGTCATTGCCGGGCTATTTGGACCTGTTTATAAGACAATCAATACAAAAGAGATGATTGAGAAGGGTAGGGCATCTCAATTAGATATTGACCTCC